GCAGGGGCCGGGAGGTTTGCTGTGTTGAGCTGCTTGTCCCTCGCTTCCGGCGCCGACGCCGAATTCTGCATCGAAGCGTGGTTCAGCCACACCAACGGCGCGACCACAGCGGTTACGTTGCCCAAGACTGTCAGCGGTGGCGCAATGGCGCGGATCAAGCGCACCGACAGCACTGGTGCTTGGTATGTTGTCGATACGGTGCGTGGGGCCAATAAGTTTGTCACTTGGGAAACTGGTGCAACAGAAGACACCTCGACATGGACGGATCAAAATCTAAGCGGCACAACGCTGACGCTTCCCTCTGCATTGGCTACCGGCACCTATCTAGTTGAGGTGTTCTATGTCGGCAGCTATTTTCAGATGGGAACGTGGACAGCCTCATCGTCAACCCAGACTATCACATATGACACCGCCCTCGATAGTGAACTTGGCCTTTTAGTCAACTTCAACCGAAATGCGGCTGGGGCTGGTGTTGTGTATCACAAGGACTTGGCGACAGGCAAAGTCATGTTTACAGATAACACATCAGCAGAGACTACGCGCAGTGATTATTCGTCTGATCCTGATAATGTAAATTTCGATGTTGTGGCCGGGGGTACATCGCCAGACTTTGTTACGGGGCGCACTTTTGTTTATTGGGCTTGGGCCAACAGCGGGCCTTATGCCTTTGGAAGTTATACAGGGAACCTAAATGCAAATGGGCCAGTTGTTTATATTGGAGGCTCTCCAGCCTCATTCATGACCAAGCGGAATGAAGCCGCATGGAATTGGGCTTTCCACGCCCAAGCACTCGGCGCAAACGAAAACTATCAATACCTCATTCCCAACGCTACCAATGCCATTAACGCAACGACCACGGTTAACGAAGTTGATTTTTCGGCAACTGGCTACAAGGTGCGCGACGGTGATAACAACAACATAAATGGCTCCGGTATTGAGCATCTATATATGGCTTTCGGCATCACGCCGATTGGTGGCAGTGGCATCAGTCAGGGAAGGGCGCGGTGATGCCGGATCAATCTGAAAGGCAAAAGCCATGACCAACGATAGACCGATTACTAAGCATGATCTTGAGTTGATGGGTATTGATCCTGATGACCACGATCAACTCCGTAATTTTCGCAAGAATATGGAATGGACACAATCGAACCGCGTCCGGTGCGCCACGCTAACAGGCAAGATCATCGTCTACCTGACGTTAATTGCTGCTGGTGGCGCTGCTGCCATATTTTGGGATGGGCTAAAGGCGAAGGTCGGCGGCGGATGACAGCGAGCCAAAATAATTAACATGAAAGGGATCCACCATGTATTTTTAGCCAGGGGCTTAGGCCCCCTTCTCATTCTCTTTATCACCGGGTGTCAGACCGCCAACACGTCGATGCCCGAAACCACACACCCCATCATCAACGGATGGCAGGCGGGGCAAAAGATCACGATGGAGGCATTCTGCCGAAGCGAGGAGTCCATCATGGCTATTGCCGATGGAGACAGAACCAGCAAAGAGGCAGCGGAGGCCGCGTTTCTAGTCGAGGCGAAAAAGCGCAATTGCGTATCGTTCGGGCAGCCGAGATTTATTGGCGTCGTCGCCGAAGTCTTGGCGGAGTACCCGGATTGGGGCGGGGAGACCACCCAAGTTCTCCGCATCATTTCGCCCAGGGCTCCGGGCCAGAATTTCTACATGCTGGCCCTGAAAAATCTGGCGAAAAAGGTTCACTACGATCACCGCCAGCCCGATTGCGCAAACTGCCGAGGAGCGTAGAATATGAGTGATACATGGTCGCCTCTAACAGACGACGATATGGACGACGCCGTTGCAGCGGTTGATATTCATGGTTCCGTTGCCGCCGCCGCTCGCGCTCTTGGAATGCCGCGCAAGACACTGAGCAACCGATACAACAGGGCGCTGGAACGCGAGACAGAGCCGAAAGTCATGCTGCCCGAGTTCCCCGACGACGACATTGACGCCGAGCAAATCCTTGACACGATGGAAAAGCGTTTTAAGCAGCGTTCCGAGCACACCAGATCGATGCACTGGTTTCCCATCAAGTTCAAGACGAGTGAGCCCATCGGAGTCGTGGTGGTGGGTGATCCGCATCTTGGTTCTAACGGCTGTAATATCCCGCTGTTACGCCAACACGTAAAGCTCATGAGCGAGACGCCAAACTGCTATGCGGTGAACATTGGCGACACCGCAGACAACTGGGGCGGGCGGCTGGTCAGGCTCTACGCCGAAAACGATGTCTCTCGCTCAACGGAGCGGCGACTCGCGCGATGGTTCCTTGAAGATAGCAACGTTCCGTGGCTCGTCTGGCTCATGGGGAACCACGACGAGATGGAGCCGTCATTCTCGACCTACCTCAAGACCATCAACGCTCAGATGATCCCCATGCTCGATTGGCGGGCGCGGTTCCGGCTGGTGTTCCCCGGCGGCGTTGAGGCGCGCGTGGACGCCGCGCACAACCACAAGGGTCATTCCATGTGGAACGAGTTGCACGGCCAAGAGCGGGCCGCCAACATGGACGAGGACGCGGATATCTTCGTCGCCGGCCACCATCACACCTGGGCGCTAAAGCAGAAGGAAATGCCGGATGGACGTGTCGTCCACCTGGCCCGCGCGCGGGGGTACAAGTACATTGACGATCATGCGCATCGGCACGGCTTCCATGAACAGCAATATGGCGCGTCGGTCATGTTCGTTATTCGTCCGAAGATGCAAGACAACCAGATCAAGTTCATTCGGAGCTTCGCTGACATTGAGGACGGCTGCGACTATCTCAAGATCGTTCAAAAGAGGGATGGTGCGTGAATAAGCAAAACACCATGCAAAAATACGTTGACGCGCCGAAGGTAAGTTTCGGCATTGACGCAAAAAACCCGCTTCGACCGTATTACATCATGACGCAGACCGACGAGCGCAAGGAATATATGAGGTTTACCGCCGACGAGGCGCGGCACTTCACAATCAAAGGGTGGGGCATTAAGTGACCAAGGACGTTCCGCAAATGGGGTTTAATGTGCCCATTTCCAAGCCGATCAAGCGCAAGATTATTTGGGGCTGCGCTGCCGTGGCGTTGCTATTCGGGGGGCTGTTGATATGGATATGACGCAAATCATCGATGACCTGACGCTAGATGAGGGGCTTCGCTTGAAACCGTATCGAGATACAGTTGGAAAGCTGACGATCGGCGTCGGGCGCAACCTTGATGACGTGGGGATTACCGAGAACGAGGCGCGCTATTTGCTGGAAAATGATATCGGCGTTGCGATGGCCGAACTTGACCGCGAAGCGCCCTGGTGGCGAGACCTTCCCGAACCGGCGCAACGGGCGCTGGTGAATATGTGCTTCAACCTCGGGTGGCCCCGCCTGTCGAAGTTCCGCAACATGCTGGGGGCGCTTCGAAACGGCGTATACGGCGCGGCGGCAAATGAAGCGCTAGACAGCCGATGGGCCGCACAGGTGGGCGACAGGGCGCGGCGGATCGCAGACTTATATAGGAGTTGTGAACAATGATACCGGCAATCCTTGGTGCGGCTGGCCCGCTATTCAATCTCATTGACGATTTATTCACCAGTGATGAAGAACGCGCGGAAGCCCGGCGCAAAATGGAAAAGATGGCCATTGACGGCGAACTTCAAAAGGTCATGGGCCAGCTTCAGATCAATATGAAGGAAGCAGAAAGCGAAAACTGGTTTGTTTCTGGCTGGCGTCCCTTCGTCGGTTGGGTGTGCGGTGCGTCGCTGGCGTGGGAGTATCTATTGAAGCCATTTGCCGTATTTGTGGCGATTGCGGGCGACATTATGACAAAGGAGCAAATCGCCCTTCTACCGGCGCTAGAGCTTTCGGTGATGATGCCGGTGTTGATGGGAATGCTTGGCCTTGGTGGTATGCGCTCATTTGAAAAGTGGAAAGGCGCGAATAAGAACCGATAATGGAACCTATTGCATTTGGAATGGCTGCGGCTATTTGGCGCTACGTTGATGGATCAGACAAGCGCTCCTAAACCACCCTAAACTCGCTAAGGCTCGTTAGCGACCGAGGGCGTTGGTGTAAGCGTTGAATTCGTGGACGCACTGCAAAAGCCGTTCAGTTTCCTCCCGCAGCGCTGCCATCCGTTCATGCCTGAACCCGTCATTGCGGATAGTTTCGGCTATGTCGTTGACAGCCCCGGCTCGGCGAATTGTTTCGTTTAGGCGGGACTTGGCAGATCGTTGCAGCCCTTTTTCTGTTTTCATGTCACTTCCTTTCAAAGGCGCGATACTGGCGAAGGCGGGCAATCAAATCGTCAGCCATCACTCAACCTCCACCGGCTTGCCGTTCTTGAGCGTGTAGAACGTGTCGGGCTTGATGCGCTTTTTCCCGACGATGCCCGCCCAGGCGGCGATAATTTCGCCATCGTCGTTGCGTTCGACCAGAAACAACGCACAACCTTTCGCGCCCTTGGCCATTCCGTCGAGGCCCGCCGACATGGCAACGCTATGCTTGCCGTTGCTGGCGGCGCTTGACCAGTCGCCGGTGCTGACGGCGCTCGACCA